AAAAAATGCAGTTAATGTAGGTAAGATTACTTCGTTCCAATTTTCCATTATTTCTTTAATGCCATTAAAAATTGAGCCTTAACATAAATGGTCATGTTTTCGTTTTCTTTCACAAAGTTCTTTAATGTTTCTTGATCACTTGAATCAAGTTCCAATGCTTCACCTTTGTTTAAAGCAACTGCCCAATCCCAAAACTTTAATGCATCACCTTTAGTTTGTTGAACCAATGCGCCTGCAATAATTTTGCCAAGATTAATACCTTGTGCTGGTGTTCCATCCAATTCGGATAAATCAAAATTTAAATCAACTTTCATTTTTTTGTTTCTTTAGTTTAAAAATATGTAAATGTACTATAATTCTGCAGTTTGTGTTGTAGGTGCAACATAATCACCTATAATAACAAGATTTAATGATTTAGCAATGTAATCCCAAGCATCATTATCAATTACCCATTGAGTATAATCCTCACCTGTCATAGATAAATTGCCTTGTGTTAATGTTTCGCCTACTGAACCATCTTCATTTGCACTATTTAATGCATAATAGAAAGTTGCTGATTGATTTAAAATTAAGTTGACTACATAAGCATTTAAAATTGTTGCTTTCTTTTGAGAACCATTGTCCCAGATTGATACTTCTTCGATTAATTTCATATTTATTTATAATTTATTGTTTAAACTGATGTAATTGTTTGCCAAGTTGATGAATAAACGCATAACTTTCCAAGTGTTGTATCAAATACAACTAACCCTGTGGCTGGACTTGATATTGCATTCTTTTGAGTTGTTGTCATTCTTGGAGGTAAGAATCCTTTTGTTGTAGATTCTACAAGTAGAATTGCAGATGCATTTGGAGAATTTGTTCCAATTGATAATGAAGGAGTATCAAAACTAACAGTATTTGTGCTATTAACTATCATAACATCCGATGCATTAACTGTTAATCTAAAACCTCCAGTTGAACTTGCACTTGCTTTAAGATATGCAATAGGTATTCCAGCACTATATCTTCCAATTGTTAAACCATAAAGAACATCTTCAGCTATTGTAACTGGACCTAATGTTAATGCACCTTGTATTCTTGCAGTACCTGTCACATCTAATTTATACCCTGCATCTGTCGTAGAACCTAACAATAAGTTACCATAAATAGCAGTTGTAGCCGTAGAACTATTACCAAGTACAGTAGTGTTAGAGCCAAGACCTGTACTGGAGTTACCTATTACTATTTGGTTGGTTTGAGAAGAAGCAAGTGCTTTGGTATTATAACCAATATAAATAGAGTTATCAGTAATTGCGTTTGATGTAGAACCATCTGAAATGTATCTTCCTGAAGATAATCCTATAGATACATTACCAGAACCTGTCGTATTATTAACTCCTGCACTTCTTCCAACAAATGTATTTTCATTCCCTGTTGTATTTAATTGCCCAGCATTTTGCCCTATATATACACTATTAAAACCAGTAGTATTTGAAAATGCTGACTGATGTCCAATAAATGTATTCTGATAACCAGTTGTATTTGCCTTTCCAGAAGAAGAACCTATAAAAGTATGAAAATTACCAGTAGTATTAGATATTCCAGTATTATTACCTATAAACGAATTGTTATCACCAATTGTATTAGCAAAGCCAGCATTTTGTCCTATATATGTATTGCCATTTGCAATAATATTATTAAAACCTGCTTGTAATCCTATAAATGTGTTTTCGCTTCCAGTTGTATTAGTATTACCAGCAGTATATCCAAAAAATGTATTATTGCCACCAGTTGTATTTTTTATACCAGCATTTAATCCAATAAAAATATTTCCAGCTAAACTACTTGCTCGAAATTCAATACCAGTTGCCCCACTACTATTTGCAAACGTACTCGATGCAGAACTTGTACCAATTGATTTAATACTCAATACAACAGTTCCATTAAAATCAGTAGTTGGAGTTATAGTAAGTACAGCAGTTGAACTTGCTTTCGGTCCTGTATTTCCCGTAGCAGTAATACCAGCAGTAGATGTTCCTCCGTAAGCAATAGTAATTGAACCTGTGGTTCTACTTGTAATTGTATAAGTTATCTGATAATAGGTTCCTGATACCGCAGCTAAGGAAGTAGTCAAAGGGGTTACATCTCCTGTAGTATGAGAATAACCACCCACGTTAAGGTTTGTTCCTGCTAAAGTCCAAGAAGTACCTGTTCCTGTTACGGCAGCTAGTTCTGAGCCTAGAGGTGCAGTATCTGAAGCGGTAGTTCCAATAAATCTAGTAGTACCGTTTACATCTAAACGATAACCAGCATCTGTAAATGTTCCACCGTTTTGAATTAACCAGTTACCACTACTAAATTGAGCAAATGTTCTGTTAAAACCCCCTGAATAAAATCCAATTTGCCCATTCCCTACAGTACTATTTGTTGAACCCGTTACAACAATACCTGCACCATTTAAATAACTTGGTCCCCCATAAATTGCTGAAAGTGAACTAGTAGCAGAACCTATAAAATTAGTAGATATTCCTCTTGATTGTATGTAATTATTATTTCCTGAATCAGTATAAAATATAAATTCTGGAGTTCTTAATCCTATTTTACTTACCCCTGTAAAACTACCATTTGTAAACGTAGGATTGATATCTAATCCAACTAATGTATCTCCATTAGCAGATGCAACTAATGTAGAACTAATTCTTTTAGAGGTAGCTGTTCCTGAAGATGCCGTTACACTATAATTAGAAATATTACCTACTCCTGTTACTGAACCTGATAATGTTAATGGACTTGCAATGGTAACTAATGAACCTGTATCTGTAATACTTGAATCACCAATAGCAGTTGTAGATGTAAACTTAGCAATTTTATTAGCAGTTCCACTTAAAGAATTTGCTTTGTTATTAAACGTAGTCCAATCAGCAGAACTTAAAGCACCTCTATTTGATGCACTTGCAGTAGGTATATTTAAGGTAATTACAGGAGTTGTAGTTCCTGTTGCAACCGTAGATGAAACGTCTGTTCCTGTTGTCGCTAATGTTAATGCTGATACGTTTGTAACTGTTCCTCCAGAATTAGCAATACTAATAGAACCATTACCATTTGTAATAGTAATTCCTGTACCTGCCGTTAATGTAGATTTAGATAAGGTATTACCACTTGTATTACCAATTAATAACTGCCCATCTGTATAGGTAGATTGCCCTGTACCTCCTCTATTGGGTTGAACAACGTTACCATTCCAAGTAGCAGATGTGATACTACCCGCATAATCAAATGTGTTTGTACTCCAAGATACGTTTGCAGGAGCCTCAAAATGCCTATCCCAACTTCCTGCCGCAGTAGTATTATCAATCAAAATAACTTCGCAATATCCACCCGAAGGAACAGATACTACTAAGGTATTACTATTATTATTGACTGTTATTGCACCACTACTTTGGTTGTTATTAAATAAGAATGATGCTCCATTAGATAATGTTGTTGCATCAGGTAATTTAATCGTTTGTCCTCCACTTCCATTAACTACAATTTCAGGTGCAGAAGCAACCGTTAAAACTACTTGAGTTCCCGAAGCAGTAATGTTAGAAAAAGCATTTAAGAAATTATTTGCACTTATATTATTTGTTCCTAAATTAACATTTCCTGATGCTCCTGTATATGGAACATAAGTTGTTGTTGCAGAACTTGTAGTTAAATAAGTATTTGTATCATAAGATATTGTACCTGCCGTAGACTTAACAAATCCTGTTCCCGATAAAGTTGCTTGTTTTGCATTTAAAACATTTTGTAGATCCGTTTGATTGGCTAATGTTCCACTAATTCCACCCCATATTGTTCCAACCGTAGGAGAAACCTCAATGTAAGTAGAACCAGACCAACGATATATTTTATTAGTTGCTAAATCAACATATATTTTACCTGTTGTACCTGTAACTGGAAAACTTGCTAAATTTGTATATTCTAAAACATCATCTACATAACTTGGTAATTGAGTTGATGGAACTAATCCACCTCCATCAAGACTTGCATATCCATTAGCAATACCTTTGTTTGCACTATTCTCTGGTGTGTAACCTAAAGCAGTTGTAATTTGTCCACTTGTAACTCCACTAATATAACCACTTGGATTAGAAGCATCATACTTTAAGTTTAATGCAGTTTGTGTCGCAGTACTTATTGGCTTTAATAAATCCGTAGTATTATCCACATTACCTAAACCAACCATCGATTTAGTAATTCCACTAACTGTTCCAGTAAATGTTGGTGATGCTAATGGTGCTTTTGCATTTAAAGCAGATTGTAAATCTGTTTGACTTGATAATGTACCTGCAATAGTCCCCCAAGATGTAACTGAATTAACTTGTGTATAAGATGATCCATTCCAACGATACATTAAACTTGTATCATTAGTTACATATAAAGTTGTTGTATCACCTACAATTGGTAATGCTCCATAAGAACTTGATAAATAATAATTTGATCCAATGATATTTCCACTTGTATTAGAAACATTTATTGAAACTAAATTTGGAGTTGCATTAATTTGAACATTGTCCGAATTATCTGTAACAACTATCCCTATAATATCGTTTGCCATTATCTTGTAATTTCTTGGGTGATTGAAAAGATTCCTTGAACGTATGTCTTAACCGTATTATCGGCAAACTTAATTTCTATATCGTACTCATAATCATATACAGGTATGTCAATGATTTGAGTATTAATTCTAAATAGTCCAGCAGTAGGTGATGTAATTGTGATGCCTGCACCACCTACAGATGTCAATGATAATGCTGGTGTGGCATCATTAGGATTAGTCCTTAATTGCATCCGTATAATTGCACCTGTAAGATTTTTTGCTACATTATTAATCTTCAACTCAAAGTTGACTTGATCGAATGTATCGGCTTTTATATGGCTAAAATTAAGACTCATTTTCTATTTTTTTTAAATATAACTTTAACTTCTTTATATTCTCTTTTTTTGGCTTATAAGACCCAGCCAACAAAATCACTTTCTTTGCTTGGAAAAATATCGGCATTGCTATTAGTGTTATATTCTGGATACAAATTATTATTAAAACTCATGTAGTCTATAAACCTTCTTGTGTAATTTTGTGCAATGGATCTTTCTTTTTCTACTAAAAAATCTATTTCTGATTTGTCAACATTTTGACTATTTTCAGATCCATGTTTATAAATTCCTTTGTTAGCAATTGTGTAAGCTGCAAATGGTAAATATTCAACCATTGACCAATGAATCAACATTGGTTTAATATAAACATTTAAAAGCATTAAATAATTACCACTTAAAGTATTGGCAACTACATCAGCATTTATTTTATTAAATAATTTTGTACCTAAATAATTCTGTATGTGAATATCTTGTGCCAACTTAACCCATTGAATAAAATTATCAGTATCTATATTGCCATTCAATGCAGTATATTTAATTAATTCATCCCTACTTATTAACAATGCAGTAGCCATATTTTATTTTGGTAAAAATCCTTTATTTGGCATATCAATTGGTCGTGTATAAACTAATTGACTATCTTTTTTATATCCTTTACCATCTGTTTTATCAAATGGATTTGGCAATATCTCACCTGCTTTTCTTGCTTGTGCTGGTGATATTTGCTCACTTCCTTTTCTTCGTGGATCAGTAAATCTTTTATAGGTTTCCCTTGTCCAAAAATGATGGCAGGCTCCTCCTCCTTTATATAAGAATATGTCGTATGTATCTGCACCTTTAGGTCCAAATCCTTCGTTAACAGGTTTCTCACTCATCCTCATTATATCTTCTTTACGATACAACTTATTAGCAGCAGTCATTTTTTTACAAAACAATCTACTTTTTTCTGTTGTTTCACCCGAATACCGATACCTCGACATGTATAATTTACCATCTTGATCTGAACCAATATTAGGCCTTGCAGTTCCAGTACTTACAAATTCATATATCTTTGACATTAAAGATTTTTTAGGGTTATTTAATGCCTCTAATTCTGCATCTAATTGATCTTCCTGTTCTAAATCAACCATTCTACTGTCAATTAATTCCCATTCGTTTAAATCAATGTCTTCACCAAATTCCTCAACATTTAATTCATCAATATGTGAAGATAATGCTACACCAGTTTTTTCTTGTAGTTGTTTTTTACTTATATTAGGATTTAAATCAATAAACTCTAATGGTTGTAAGGTCTTGAAATATAAATTTAAACTGATTTTATTATATGCCAATATTTTGTCCAATCCATCTAAAAATGTATCTTGAAAATATCGAATAACCATATTATCAAATAAAGTAATTGCATTTTTTAACTCATCTGCATTTGAACTAAATCCATTTGCACTTGGTATGCCAAATTGTAAACCACTAACAACTCCATGTCCTAATAATATTTTAGATCTTGATTCTTCTGATAAATACTCATAATGCTTTGGTGCTTCATTTAAAGGAATCGAATCCATTGTAGTTTTTTTCGTTTCATCATTGTTAAATGAAACAACTACTTTTTTGCCTTTGGATCCGGTAAGAGTTTTTGTTACTTGTCTTGAAATTAATTCTCTTTTTTCTTCATCAGGAATTCCATTATTAAAATTAATTATGCTTGTTGGACTAAATCCATTTTGCACATCGTTAATTAAATAATCTGCTATTTCTTCCTCAAGTTTAGCATAAGGAATACAACCAATATAGTCAACATTTGAATAATATTTTTGGCCTACTGTATAATTACCTACATAAAGAATCTCTAATGTCTTATCGCCAAGTCCAAAAGCTGGAATACGTTTAGGAACAAAATTCTTTGTGTCTTCCCAATTATCACAATAGTAATAAGCCTCAACTTCACCTTTAGCATTGCATTTTTCTGCTCTTAAAAGTTGTACTGGTATATGTTCAACCCTAATAATTTGAGTCTTTTGCTTGTTATAAATTAATTGGTAAGCATATTGGCCCAATAATTTTAAATCAGAAATACCTTTTTTAATTACATCCTTTCTAAATAGCATTATCATTTGTGCATATTCATTCGGTTTTTTGCTTGAATCTGTTGCATCTAAACCACGACCATAAATCAACTTAACAATGTTGTTAATTACTGAATTATTAGTCGTAGATCCATTGTATCTATCTATTAAAAACTGAAAAAAGTTGTTATTTTCCCCAAATTCCACCCACTTATCTCGATTAGATTCAATTATTTTAGGTTGTGAGTATGCCTCCAACTGAATAAAATGTGAATTTAAATGATCTTTCTTATTCATAGAATATTATTGAATCGCTATTGTTTACATATGTACCTGAATTAACCGAATAATTATCGACAATTTGATTAGTACAAAAGACTTTAATGTTATTTACTAAATGATAATCTAATTTATTATCAATTACTCCATAATATTTGATTTTAAAAGAATAAAAATGTCCTTCTTCTAAATCAAAAACCATTTTAAATGTAGTATAAAAACTCTTTTTTTTGCAATTTATTTTATAAGATGTTTCAACATTAGTTGTTTCATTCTTAATAAATAAATAATTAGCATCACCTACTCTTGTAGGTATAAATGATACTTCTTGATTGCTTGTTGTAGATTTTAAAACGATCATAGTGTATAAACGTAAAAAAGTCTTTTTGTTTTCTTTTTAACGAAAAAAGGGAGCATCTGCCCCCTAATTTCAACCCAAACAAACAAAATTTATTAAACTCCAGATGTAACTGTTACGCCAGCAGCAGTTAAAGTAGTTGTAATAAAGTTTGCAGGTACTGGTTCCATTCCTACAATTGTTAAGGTATAGCCTGACATATCTCCCATTGCTGCACCTGTAACTATTGTACCTCCTGTAACATCAAGACCATTTTTTAATCCACAATAGAAAAGATTTCCATTATTATCTTCAACGATTGCTTGTGGTCTACCGTAAGCAAGTAATTTAATTTGCTTATGGTCCTTGATTGTTAATTGCTTTAAACTTAAATTTAAAGTTTGTGTAAAAAAAGTAGTTCCGTTTTCTCTTGATGAGTTGATCGTTTGCTCAAATGAACTAGATCCTTTCAAATCATATTTAAAACCAATTGGAGTTCCTGCAATAGCAGTAATAGCATCTGTATTTGTTACATCATAAGTAACACCAGTTGCATCTCCTTCAGTCATAAAATAAACTGCTTTTAATCCACCAACTGCTGTTTTACAGGGTTCTAATCTCCCCAAAGAAATATCGCAAGCCATATTGATTGAATTTAAAAGTTAAAAATAAGCACCCCAAATTAATGAGGTGCTATTTAAATTAGTTTGCAGAATTTGTAATTCCGTAAGTGACCATATCGGCAGCAAATCCGTACTGAACTCCTGCGGTCATTCGCATAATTATTCTGACGTTCTGTGAACCGTCCACTTCACTTAAATCCAAAACCTTAACTTCTGTCATGTCAGAAATTAGACCTGTACCAAAATACAAGTTTGATTTTGTAGTGGCAATTGCTTTAGTAGATGCTAAACCATCTGCAACAAAAATCTTGATTCCGTCGAAAGTTAAACTTCCATTGTTATACCATTGAGTTCCCATTGCATTAGTACCAGCAGCACCTAAACCTGATGCACCAAATCCACCCAAAGCACGTATATAAGAACGTGCAATAGATTGAGATACATAAATATATAAATCATCTTTAGTGTATAATGAAGCAGGTATAGCATCAGCAATTTTACCTAATTCAGCAATTACGTTAGAAGATGTAACAGTAGTACCTGCAACTTCTTGAGCAGTTGGCAAAGCAGCATCTGTAGTTAATAATGTTGTAATACCATTAAATTCACCTGCGTTTGCAGTAACACCTTCCCAAATATTAGTTTCATTTTTTGCAGCAACTTTAGCAGCAACGTGAGCAACTAAAAAGTCAGCAAAAGATTTAGGCAAAGTTTTAAAAGCAGAATAACCTTGCTCTAAACCAAGCCAGTCCGATACGTAATCTTTCTTACACAATTGTAAGTTTACTTGAAATTCTTCTGGTTGTAAAATCTTTTCAGTCAAAGTAATTGTCGATGTAGCATCGAAATCACAAGTAGCATCTTTTAAGATAGCATCTGTACCAACTCTTTTGATAACTTGCTTGTAACGTACATTAGGTTTTACTTCAATTCCTCCACGATCAATGGTAGGTGAAGATAGCAATGAAGCCGCAATGATTTTATTTGCGTATTCACCTGCATAGGTTGTGGTAATACTTGTAGTAGTTGCCATTTTTTATTTAAATTAATTTAGTTGAACATTTTTTCAAAAACTTTATCTTGGATTGTTTCAGGTCTATTTTGACCATAAGTAAATCCTTGTACTTTTTCTGCTGATTCAGGATTATGAACAATTGGTTCAGCGCCTTCTTCTTGAGAATTTAATTTAACTTCTAATGCTTCTTTCTCTAATTTTAAAGACTCATTTTCTGATTTAACCTCATTAATCTGTAATGACAATTCAGTTCTCAATTTTTCAATTTCTGCAAAGAAAGTTTCTTTACTAACTGATTCTACTACTCGCTTTGCTTGCACCGGTTGTGGATTAGCAGCAGCTTGTGGTTTACCTGCTTGTTTTGGTTTTGCTACAGGTTGTACTTCTGTTGCCTCTGCATTTGGATGTCCCATTTCAGGCATTTGTTCTTCTTGTGATTCTTCAGCAATTGACTGAATAATACCTTCCGTTTCAACAACCAATACCATACCATCTTGCATTGTGTACTCGCCAACAGGCATAGGTACAACACCATCAGCAGTAACAATTCCAACTGAATAATCAGGTGCAAATTCTTCAGCTTCAACGATAGTAACACCATCTTCTAAAGTCATCTGCGCCAAATTAATCTGAAAGCCTAATGCTGCTTTTACTCGATTTTTTGTGCTTTTGTATTCCATATATTTATTTATTTAATTACTTACACTTGTAATAGTTCTTGGAGCATTTGTATTAACTATTGTTGATGGTACACTTTGTACTAATGAACCCACTCCTTGTGATTGTAATTCTCCATCACAACAATCACTATTGTATGTGCCATCTGCACATAAACAACCACGATTTCCACCCTTTGGACTTGATGATTTATCTCTACTCATTTTCTAATATGTTTAAAATTTGACTTACTAATTCTTCATCTTTAATATCAGGCAATAACTCTAAACTTAATTTATCAGCAAAATAACCCTCAATTGAAAATCCTTTAATCTCTCCACTCTTTGCCTTTGCCCAAATTTCTTCATTGTCTGCTTTCATTGACACCATCCAAGTTCCTTTAGGTAAATTAAAACCATAGGATTTAGATTTATCCATTTCAGGATCTGTGATTAGCCAAGATTCAACTAATGACATACCATCTATTTTAGTTTTATGTTGTAAGGTAGCATTTGACTGATTGCCATTTTTTAAATACATTTGGCTTGCTTGCTCAACCGTACTTTCACTAAAATAAACTTGGTATTTAGATTCCCCATCTTTACGGAAAATCATTTTGTTTGGGATTAATGCTGGTCCCATTAATATTTTCTTTTCTGTATCTACTTCAGCCAAATTCATTTCATATTCTTTAGCCAAAGTAATAAAGTTGCTTTCAATCGCAGGTCTATCCACCAAACTTATGGCTTCAATTCCATCTTCCTCATTAGAAATAATTAATTCGATTATTTTCATAACGTATAAACGTATATTTTAAATTTTGTTACATTTTCATTATCCTAAACTTGCAGACATAACTTTATTTCTGTCCAAAGATTGTTGAGAACTTATTTCAGATGAAACAACATAAGCCTTGATTGGTTGTTGACTTTGACCTACAACTTGTGCAATTTGATTTACTCCACTTGCTCCGACTACATTAAATGTAGGTGCTTTAGAATATGCTGGAGTCATTTGTTGATTACCAAAAGACATCTCACTACCACTTGCAGTACCTGATCTAATATCTTGAATACCTTTTGCACCTGCACTTACTGCTGCTATTCCAGCTGCTACATCACCTGCTAATCCTATCCATGCTAATGGACTTACAACTCCACCTCTTTCTACAAAGTTAG